AAAAAAACTAAGCGAGGCGAAACGCGAATATCTATCGCCGCCGAATCTCTCGAGGTGCCAATGATCTCGAAAAAATTCCACCGAGATTTTCTAAAGAAAGGTACTAACATCGGCGGTTATCTAAGATGGAAAGAAAGCCTCACCCCCGACGAAATGACCGAGCGCGTCGGCCTATGGAAGGATAACTATTCGGGGATGCAAAACGCCACAAAGATTGCCGGCCTCGATAACGACGGGCAATTCATTCGGTTAAATATGCCGATGTCGGACGCTCAACATATGGAAACTACCCTATACGGCGACGTTGAGGTTTGTCGGCTCTATAACGTCGAGCCCCAAAAAATCAAAGACCACTCAAAGAGCACCTTTTCGAATGTTCACGAGTTGAATATCTCGAGCGTGGTTGATACTCTTTTACCGGTGATTACTTACCTCGAGGAATTGATAAACCAGGAAATGTTCCTCTTTTATCCTCAGTACCCCGGGGCATACTGCAAATTTAATTTGTCCGGCCTACTCAGGGGCAACCCGGCACAACGCGCCGCCCTCATTAATGTTATGATGAAGTGGGGCATATGGGACGCAAACGACGCGCGAGCCCTCGAGGATCAAAACCCCGTCGAGGATGCATTTAGAAATGTACCGATGAACTATATGCCGGCACACCTTATGGAAGAAAAAATAAAAGCCGAAATCGGCCGAATATTAGCTCTAACAGAAAAAGACAAAAATTCGATCAAATGACCGATATCATAAAATCAAACACTCTCAGGACGTACCCTATAATTCTACAACCTAGCGAGGTAGTTACTAAAGCCGACGGCGACCAGGACGGCCCGCGAAAGGCTCGAGCCCTCATAACCGACGAGGCGAGAGACCGGCACGGCACCGTAATAAAATTCGAGGCGTGGAAATGGGATAACTTTCGCAACAACCCGATTGTCGCTTTTATGCACAAAACCGGCCCCGATTACCTGACGGGAGAATTTGACCCCGACAATATAATCGGATCGGGCGAGATAGAGGCCGACGAGGCAAACCGGGGGTATTATGGTACGACAACTTTCGAAACCCTCGCCGAGCACAAAAACGCAATGAGCGAAAAACTTTGGCCAAAAATTGCCCTTTCCAAAACGATACGCGCGGTGAGCGTCGGGTTCATATGGGAGAAAGGACATTGGGGCCTCGAGGATGACGGCGAGGATACCGGCACGTATTATTTCGATAGTGTCGACGGTATCGAATACTCGTATGTCGTAATACCCTCAAATCCAAATGCATTTAACAAGTCTTTTGAAAATAGCTATAACCAATTTTTAATTAACGAAACTGGTCCCCAGGGGCGCGAGGTCGTCGAAGAGCGTACCCGCAAGGCAATCGAGGCCAACCCGAAACTCGCTAAAGGGATGAGTTTACGAAAAGCAAAATTTCATTTTTTAACATTGAGCTAGATCAATAGCTCTTAAATTATTTTATTATGCCAAATACCAAAATCAAAAGATCGGTTAGGCTAGAGCAGGAACTTACAACGGCCGAGAACGCCGTTAAAGAGCTATTGGCCAAAGCCGAGAACGACGGCGAACGTAATTTGACACCCGACGAGGTAACGACTTACGACGAGCGAATTGCCGAAATCACAACGCTGAAAACCGAAATCGAACGCGCCAAGTTTGCCGAGAAAATCGAGAGCGACGAGGCCGCAAGGTCAACACCCGACACGCCCAACCCGGGCGGGTCGCCGGCAATTGTAAAAACGCTCGGTGACAATTGGGCCGACAAGGCCGAAAGCTATTCTCTCGCCCGGGCGTTAGGTATGTCTCACCGTGAAAAGTCGCTCGACGGCCTCGAGGCCGAAATGGATCAAGAGGCTATTAGGCAAACCAAAGAGTACCAAATCGAGCGGCCGAGTCGAGGGTTTGGTATCCCTGAAGAACTTTGCCTAATGGATTTCAGAAACAAACGAAACCTCGAGCGGGCAAAACTTACCAGGAAATTAAAAGCCCGTTACGCGCAACGTGCCGATATGACAGTCGGAACGCCGGCCGACGGTGGTATAACTATTCATGAGGAATACCCCGAATATATACCGGTATTGCGGCCCGATCCCGTTCTCGAGGCGATGGGTGCGACGGTATTCACCGGGCTAAGTGGTAACCAAAATTACAAAGAGGGATTATCCACGCTCTCGGGGTCCTGGTTACCTGAGGGCGGTACGTCTCCAAATGACAACCAAACTTTCCAAAATACCCAGGTAGTACCGAAAAGGTGCTCTTTGTCGACTTCCGTATCTGGTCAACTGTTAGTACAATCGCCGATCGTTTCAGAAATTCAAATAAGGGACGAAATTAACACCGGCGTAACCCTTTCTATTGATACCGCCGGCCTCTTTGGTTCGGGCGTTGGTGATGTACCTCTCGGCCTCGGAAATCACCCGAATATAAACGTACTTGCCGGCGACGGTTTGGGCGTAAATGGTGGGGCGATCACTTGGGATGCCGTTGTTGCCCAGGAAACCGCTATCGAAACGGCAAACGCCAAAGTTGACCAAATGGGATATTTGATGACCCCAGGTGTTAAGGGTGCTCTTAAAACGACACCGCACTCAGCGAATAACGCCAATTACATTTGGCCACAAAACGCGAGTGAATTGAACGGTTATCGCGCTATGGCATCGAACCAAATGCCGTCAAACGGAACGAAAGGCTCGGGAACGAATTTGCACTCGATGATTTTCGGCAATTGGAGAAACCTCTATATGCTCGGTTGGGGCGGGGCTCATATGATCATTGACCCGTACACCGGTAAGAAAATCGACGAGGTAGAAATCACCCTGAATACGTACTGGAACTTTTTCGTCAAGTATCAAAAATCTTTCCATAAGATTATTGACATAGACACTACAGCGTAAAAAATTGATTCATTCTAACCCGGGTTAGTTTGTCTATTTTTCATATGACTTTTGGGGGGCTCGAGTTTAGCGTTTTCACCATGTTTAACGCGGTTCGGCCCTCTTTTTTCAAACAATCTAAATTTTTATAACAATGCCACCTGAAATTAAACGAACTCACATTTTTGTTAAATCGCCATATGCCGACTATCGCCTCGCCTATAACATCGGCGAGAAGGTTGCCAAGTCTCAAATTGGCGACGAGGATTTATTTAACAGCCTGGTTAAAGAGGGTTTTTTGATAACGCTCGGGGAACACTCAAAGAGGCTCAAAGAGGCCGAGGAAGAGGCTAAGAAAAAGACCCTGGCAAAGTCGTAATCAGAATTATTTAATAACCAAACACTCGTAAAAATGGAGAGGCCCCAATACGTAAAAGGTAACCGAGAGGGATCATTATTGCCGGTTGATAAGGCCGAGGCAAAAAAATACTTGCGTGTCGATCCCGATTATACGGACGAGGATACCGTTATCGACATGATTATTGCCGGGCAAATGTCAGAAATCGAGCAACGTACCTCTCTATTTTTACAAGTTATCAACCTCGAGATATATCCTAGCTCATTCGAAAGGGTTATCGTTTTACCCTTTTCACCGGTTCAAGATATTGACGACCTGGAAATTAAATATCTTCCTCCAGGAGAAACCGATTTCGATGCGCAAAGCGAAATAGACCCCGACAATTATACGGTGATGAACGGCCGCCCCTGGCCCGAAAAAATCATCTTTCACAAAAATTACGATATACCCTCGGTTAATACCGACGTACCTCGGTGCATTCAGATAAAAGGGAAATTCGGATATAATACAATCCCACCTGGTTTGTTGTCCTATTTCTATTTTTTAATAGGGTTTCAATGGTTGCACCGAGAAGACCCGCCGGCCGGTATTCCGACATATGTCGAAAAAGGTCTCGAGAGATGGAAAGTTAAGTATTACTAATGAGCGGAAAACGATACATAAAAGCCGGTGAGTTATCGACGAAACTCACTTTTAAAAGATGGTCAACGGTGAGCGGTGGCGGCCTGGGGGGTACAAAGATTGATAGAAACGCGCCACCGACAACACTCGGTACGGCGTTCTCTCGAAAACGATACCCGGGCGAAAACAAGGCCGACGAAATGTACATAGCCGGCCGAGAGATAACAAAAGATACCGTCTTATTCGATTTACGGGCTCAAAGGTCTTTTACTTTTAAAGCCGTCGAAACCGATTTTTTTGAAGACCCCGCCGGCAATAGATACAACATAGTCTCGATAAGAGACGACCAGGCAAACAGATTTATAACGATTGAGGCAGAAATATTTAAATAGATGCTTAGAGGACACGACAAAAGATTTGAGCGCGATTTGTGGCAGATCATCAAAAAAATTAAAGCCGCCCCCTCGCACATGAAGGACCCCAAAAGGATCGACCGAGTGTTGCGCAGGGGTGGCAATGTTGTTGCCCAGGCAATGAGAGAGGCGGCACCCGAAAGGGCGTCGAAATGGCCCGGGGTCGTCAAACGTTGGGACGGGTCCGGTAACGTTCGAGCGTCATTCGCGAGGGGCAACTTAAAGCGGTCTATAAAAGTGTTTCGCCTATCGGGCGGTATCTTTATTGGCCCCCGAATACATAAACGCGAGAGGGGGCATTATTCAGGGTCCCGGGCGAGTGCGTACTATGCCCCGTTTGTCGAGTACGGTTTTATAATGATTACCAGGTCGAGGATAATTCGCGTGAGGGCACAACCGTTCGCGCGTCCTGGTTGGAACTCGAGTAAAATACGCTCTCGAGAGGTGACATTGAACGGCCTCGAGAGAGAGGCAAACAGATATTTTAATAAGGTAGCAGTAAAGGCGGCGTAAATGTTGGGAGAAAGGGCAATATATAATTTAGTAAGTACCGACGCTGCAATACTGGCAAAGGTTAGTATTGATCAAATCGAGGTCGGGCAACTCGACCAGGAAGAAATAACATTCGACAATTTCCCCTGGATAAGAATTTACACCGTTAGTAATGCCGCCTATAATGTACAAGACGGCCCGGCAAAGGCTTTTAACGGCCTGGTTGCTCTCGAGATATATGCCCAGGAATACCAGGATTGCGAAGAAATAGAGAGGTTGATCCAACAAAGATTAGACTTTTTTATCGGTACCATTGTCGACCCCGACCTCGGCAATATATCAGTCGGCCGAATAGCATATAGAGACGTAACCTCGGGTTATATCTCAGATCCAAAAATTAACAGGTTGGCACCTGAGTATTATGTTTTAATCCTTAAATAATTTTTTATGAGAATCAAACTTTTAAGCGATTGGAAAAAGCCGAGCGGGCGCACGGTGAAAATTGGCGGCATCGTCAATGTCTCCAAAGCCCAGGGCGACAAGATGATCGCAGACGGCACCGGCGAACTGGTGGACAACAAACCACCGCCTCGCGCCGTCGAGTAACAATTTATTTATTAACCTTTTTTAAATCATTTTAGTTATGTCTGCTTTACAAAGTACGCTTTTATACATGTCCGTTAACGGGTCCGTTGTGGCGTGTGGTCGTGCAGTGGGGCACACTCGAAACCTCGGGTACATCGACACAACTTGCCAAGATTCCGGGGGGCATCAAACCGGTATAGGTGGTCTGTTAAGCGGGTCCACAAGTCTAACCGCCGTCGCAAGTGACGCCGGTGCTGACTTTACCTATCCTGATTTTAAAGCTCTCCAAAAATCTAAATCTATTGTTACCCTCGTGATTGGGGGGTTGCAAGTTGGCGACGAAATCGAAACCGTATCGGGGTTAATTACTTCCGTTGAACTTTCAGGGGGCGACCCCGAGGGGTTACAGGAGTATAACATCGAGGTGCAACATACCGGCGAAGAGGTACCAGGTACGGTGACATAAAACTAGCCAAATTATTATTTAATCATTTAAAAAATAGACATATGTCAACAACTATGGTATTAGAAAAAGATGTCAAATATAGGGGCAATAAAATTCGATTGCCTCTATATTTTGGCGTTGGTACAATGGGCCGTTTTGGCGCGTTCATGAATATCCCAATGTCCGAATTGATGCAACTCAACGAAAAAACAATTCGGTTTGATCAACAATTACGAATGTGTTTTATGACGGTTGAGGATGGTTACACCTACCTCGGCGAAGAGTGTCCCTATACGTACCAGGATATCGTTTTTATCATGGATGAAAACCCCGGGCTCGTATTTGAGATAATAGCCTATACGGGCGAGTCTATGGCTCAAAAAATGGGAATCAACTTGGACGAGTTAGACAGTCTCGAAGAGCAAGCCGCCGAGAATATCGGTGCCGATCCTGAAGTTTTAAAAACGCTGAATAAAAAAGCGGTCGAAAAAAAGTCGTAGGCCGGCCGGTGACCTGGGAGTTGATCGTAAAGCTAGCATACCAGGCCGGGTTAACAATCAACGACATGTACCCCCGAGGGCCGGGGATGCGATTAAAAGAAATCCTCGAGTATATCGAAAGCCATCTCGAGGGGGTGAGAGATGAGACCGACCGGCAATACCGTCGATCGGCTCATTTTACGGCCCAAATTATAACGACTCTTTTACCAGAGGGTAAGAGGGTCCGACCTGGCCAACTTTATCGGCCTATACACGAGCACTCGAAAACGAACTTTAACCAGGACGAAAAAGAGTGGTTTAAAAAGACGATAGACAGACAAGCCCGAAAAACGGGAATAGACCCCCGAAAAAAGGTGACGATTGAAGAACTACTAGCAAGAAAAAACTAAAAACAAATGGCAACGCGAACGTTAGGGTCTTTACTGGTCCGTATGCTATACGATACGAAATCTTTTGAGAAGTCCGCTCGAAAGATGGAAACGGCAATGAAACGTTCAGGCCGAAAATATCAACGGTGGGGGCAATCATTCAGTCGCCAAATAACACTACCCTTTATTGCTGCCTCAACGGCGGGGGCTAAGTTTTTTCTCGAGACCGAAAAAGGATTCGCCAAAGTTGAAAACCTGGTTGGAGTCACCGGCAAAGAATTACAGTTTTTCAAATCAGAACTCGCCGGGCTATCGGTGCCCCTGGGGGCGTTTCAATCCGATCTCGCTAATACTTTGTTTACCGCAACATCGGGCGGGGCGCGAGGTCGCGTTGCCCTCGAGGCGGTAACCCAGGCTACAAAGGCAATGGCTTTCGGCATGGGGCAGGCCGACCAGTCGGCACGAGCCGCAACGGCTGCAGTAAATGCCTATGGTCCCGAGGTGTTGAGCGCGTCCCGGGCGATGGATATTTTTACCGCAACGGTGAGGGCCGGTAACCTACAAGCCGAAGACCTGGCACCGAATTTCTCGAAACTCCTAGGACTCGCCCCCAAGCTCAAAATTTCAATGGCTCAACTCGCCGCCGGTGTCGCCACATATACACGTATCGGAGCGTCGGCCGAGGATGCAACGACGGGGTTTGCCTCGATTATGACAATCATATTAAACCCAACAAAGAAAACTCGCAAGGCCCTCGAGGCATTGGGCCTCACCGCCCAGGATTTACGCGATATGGTAGGAGAAAAGGGCCTCGCTCAAACCCTCGCGTTTTTAATCGACAAGACCAAAGGCAACGACGACGCGCTCGGCTCTTTGATACCAAACGTAAGAGCCTTACGGGCCGCAATGGGAACGGCCGGCGTTCAGGGTGAAACATATCTCGAGGTATTAAAAGAAATCGAAAACAGTACCGGCCTGGTCGATAAGGCTTTCGCCAATGTCAGCAAAACGGCCGGTTTCCAGTTTAAAGCCGCCCTCGTCAAACTTCGTAATGCCGGCGAACTATTGGGTCAAAAAGTGATACCCGTCGCAATAAAGGCGATCGGCATACTATCCGACATGTTTGATAAATTTGCCGCCCTTAGTCCAAAGGTTCAAGAAAATATCTTTAAATGGACACTACTCGCCGCCGCAATCGGGCCGGTACTTTCTTTGTTTGGATCTTTGAAGCTACTCGGGGCCGGTCTAATCGGTACCGTAATACGACCACTTGCCGCCGGCCTGATAAATCTTACCAAAGCGTTTCTCGGCATAGGGGCAATTGCAAACCCGATTTCGCTAATCGTCGGAGTGATCGCCGGCGGGGCAATACTCATTGTCAAAAATTGGGGTGCCGTGCGAGGGGCAATCGTAAAGGTTAACAACGCATTGATCAGACTTTACAACGACTCGGTAATATTTCAAGGGCTATACGACGGCCTTTCGTTTGTCATTGAGGGCGTTGTTGCCTCTATACAAAATATGTTTCAAAGCCTCATGTTTTACCTCGGCGGTATATCGGCGGCGGCCTCGAAACTATTCAGTCGAGATTTCAAAGGGGCCGGCGAGGCAATAAAGGCAGCGCACCAACTTGTAAAAGATTTAATACAAGAAAGCGACAAAGACCTCTCGACGGCCTGGGGTGAAATATTCACGCATACCAAACTCGAGCCGATCGACGAGACCGACGTAGATAACGCCGTCGCCCCTATGGTATCGGCATTCGAAAAGCTACAAGAAAAATTTAAAAATATATTTAGTGGGTCCTCTCAAGGGGTCGGCGGTGGCGTACCCCAGGTTGCCGGCCCTTCCCAAACCCAGGGCGAACCGTTCCCGACCCCGCAAACTATGAACCCCCTCGAGGGCATGGCATCGCCCGAGCAAGTGAGAGGGGTTAAACTCGTTTTAAAGGCTTTCAAGATGTTGAGCCAAACGGGAACCGTAGTAAAACAGACATTTGGCGAAGTCGGCGACGTAATGAGCACGGCAATGAATGTCACCCAAAACGCGATAGAAGAAACCGCCCTCGCTATTGAGCAAAGAATGTTTTCTCTAAAAGAGTCGTTCGAAGCAATAAAAGAGGGTATGAAACAATCTTTTTCGGTGGGGTTTGCTGAGGTCCTAGGCAATATATTTTCCAGTACCGGCGAAAAGGTAAGCGAGTTGAATGCTCAACTAAGAGAGCAACAACAAATAATGAATGATAAGAGTAATAACAAAGAGCAACGCGAGGCCGCCGAGGCTCGAATTAAATCTATTGAGGCAGAAATCGCCGCCGAGAAACAAAAAGGTAACGTCTTTTTGCAAACGGCCTCGTTGATCCTGGATACGGCACGACAAGAAATACAAGCGCAATTTGCCGTTGCTATGGCTAGCATGTTAGCAGGGTCCGCAAAGTTTGGGCCGGTTGGATTTTTGGCGGCCGCCCTGGGGGGCATTGCCGTTTTAACAGCGATGTTTAAAAAGCATGTGCCTAAACTTGCCGAGGGGCATGTTGCGACACAACCTCTCTTTGCCATGTTTGGGGAATACGGCGGGGCCGGGCGGGGTAACGCTGAGATTGTAACACCTGAAAATAAAATGAGAGATGTGTTCTCTCGAGAGCTAAAAAAGGCCGTCGGGGCCTTGTCGGCGATGGTTCCAAAAATCAGTTTGCCAAAACTCGATAATTCTCTGGACCTCTCGGTACCTGGTTTAGAATATATCTCAAAAATGTTTCCGAGTTTCGGAGAAATTAGTTTTGATCAATCTTTACTGGTCCCGGCCCTCAGCGATCCGATTTCGCAAAAGTACAACAACGAAACCCTCTCGGCTCTATCTGGCCAAGCGTCTCAACAAATAGAAATCACAGGCGAATTTTTATTGCACAATAGAGACTTACGGGCGAGTCTCGAAGAGGCAATCATTAATTACAAAAGTACGTCCGGTTATTAATGAGAGATGAGCAAAGTATTAACATGTGTGTCATGGTCTAGTCAACACGTTTCGAGCCTCGACGGGCACGAGTGGATTGTAGAATTTCACGACCGAGAAGAGGCCGGTACATTTGAAACAAAAACATACTTTCGAGGCAAGGCCGTCGATATAAATTTACAAGGCCCCTCGAGAAATATATTCGCTACATTCGCCGCTAGCGTTGCCCGGTTCGATCTCATTGTTCAAGGTGCTAACGAAACAAACTTTCTCGACGATCTACTCAACGGGTATGAAAAGCAAATGTATGCCAAAGTATTTCGAAGTGGCATAGAAGTATTTCGGGGGTATTTCATTCGCAATCAAATCATAATAAAAGACGAGCCCTTACCCTATGACGTACAATTAACATTGATGGACTCGATAAACCTTTTAGACGAGTACGACTATAAGGATACCGACGATACCGGCCTATCGGGTATCGTGACTTTTAAAGACCACATTTTACAGGTATTAGCCTCGTGTTTCGCCGATCAAATATTCCAGGCCGGCGAAGAAATACTCGTTACCTCGGTACCGTATTGGGAAACCTCAATGGAGACAACGGCAAAAGATCCTCTCGACATGGCTCGGGTTGATCATCTCGCGTTTACCGAATACGAAACCCGCAACTATGTCGAGTTTGATGTTTTAGATTTGCCCGATCCTCTCAACGACGTATTGATTCCAATACCAAAGGAAGAAATTACCGTTTCGGATTATAGTACGTGTGCCGAGGTGATCAATCGGTTGTGCCGGTTGTTCTATGCTCGGTTTTATTTTGCTCGGGGTAAATACCATTTCGTTTCGTATTTCCAATATACAAAGGGCCTCTATAATGTATTCGTATATCAAAAGGGGGTTGCATTGCCGACCGTAACCTCGCACGATCATAACCTCGCAGTAAATAAAGCGATACCCTTACCAGTTAACGACAAACAAGCGGGTGGCACTTTCACATTTGACCAACCTCTCAAACGGGTAGTGATCAATCACGACGTCGGCGTTGCTGTTAATGTCATTCAGGGCCTAACCTGGGATTGGCAGAACAACGACACGATCACCGGAATAATAAACATTGACAACACCGGCGACCCAACGCTATCAATTTCAATTGGCGGCGAGGTGTTGACGTACGAGGATGATGTCGACCCGCCCGACAATCCATACCGAATATTACACCGGTATATTTTAGGGGTACGCATTAAAGTCGGTAATTTTTATCTCAATCGACAATGGCAAAATACGTTCGACATAGACGGCAATCCCGAGTACGGCGAATTGGCCTGGTCGGCCGATCCTAACGCCCGGGTTGAGATTGTTACGAAATATGTCGTTGCCGGCATAGAGGAAAGGATTGTAGAGCAATTTATTACGCCGGTGTTACTCGGCCCCGGGTTGTTGGATATGACGGTTTTTGTTCAAGATATATTGTTGGCTGACGGGGCTAGTTTGCCGACCGGCGGTTCTTTCCAGGTTGAAACGTCGCCGGGCGAGTTCGATTTCTTCCAATACATTTGGACCTGGTCGAGCTACAATAACTCAATGCGTATCAACTCAGACAATGAAGAGGAAAACCTGCAAAGTCGAACCTTTATTCGTTACACCGGCGAGATTGATCAACAAAACACCGGCAAGCCCGATTTCGATGTAAAGCTCGGCGACATTGCAGGGGCGGCAAACTATAACAAAATACAGATTTGGACCGGGTCGGCCTGGCAAGATTCGGCCGTTTGGCAAGTTGACGGGGCCGGCGATGCGTTGCCGATCCTCGAGCATGTTGTTAATCATATGGCAGCGATGCGAACCGGTATTCGTTGGGTTATGCTCGGGCAACTGATATCTAAAGATGAAATGATATATCCCGACTCTCGGATTGCTTACCGGGGCGTTACTTTCCTAACGATGAACGGTACATATAACTCGGAAAAAGAAAGGATAAACGGGCAATTCTATCAACTCGCAAGTGATGACACTCCCGTAACGACGAGAGTATCGGGAAAAATAACGAAGCACAAGACGTTACCAACGGCGGGCGATATAACCGCAAACCCGGCCTCGAGTAATGTTACCACCGCAAACCCGCCGCCGGCCTCGAGTCAAACAAAAGACGTTTTCGAAGATTTCGAGGGCTCGGATATTGTCGGCGGTTTTTGGAGAACAACAAACCAACCTTTTTTAGACCCGGCATTATATACCGATACTCAAATAAACGCCCGGCAAGAAATACACCGAGGCGGCATACTTATGAGGCACCGAGCCGCCGGTCTGAGAAATACGAACGAATATCGCGTTAAAGCATCCGACATATACGAGATAGAATTAATAGAAAACAAAGCCGACGAATATTTTTTAATTAAGCGCAAAAATCAAGGATAATGCTAACCAATAACCAACACAAAATAATAAACCAGGTCGCCCAGGTAAACCAGGTCGAACCGTTAGACCTATTGTCGGCGGTCCTGGACATTACTCGCGCCCTAACTTATAAACCTATGCCACACGAGATTAGAAACATCGCTGAAGATGAAGCAAAGGCCCTTAAAAACAAAAGAAAGCCGCCCCCGGGTACCTATCAAAATAAAATGGTCGTGAATAGCTCGTCTAATCATGTCAATTATTTAAAACGCGAGGCGGGCAAAAAGAGAAACATTAAGATGTTTGAGCGCGAGAAGTTCGACACGCGCTCGAGAGATATGTCAGATTAGAAATTATCAAATCCGGAGACTCGATTTTCTTGCCTGAGGTGTTAAAATCGGGGTACCTTGGTCAAGAAAATATTCAAAACATGTACGCAAATATTAGATTTATACAAATTGTAATTTTACTTTTTACCGTTTCTCTGGTCCTGGCACAACCCGAGCCCGAGCAAATAGCCAAAGCCCCGGGCCAATGGTATTCGCTCGTGAGCGGTGCCGACTCTTTGTATCATCATACAACGCTCGAGTCGTTACCGTTCGGAATAAATACCGGTTTCTCGATTGCCGGCGATTCGCTTTCGATTACAGATCACGCCGGCACCCGTACCGTTAACCTCATTGATTATCTCGACAACCAGGGCGTTGATACCTTTCAATTTGTGCCCCCGTCGTATATTATTATCTCTATTCAGGGAGACGGCAAGCCGGCCGACACAATCGACATTGCCCCGATTAATACCGACAACCAGGTAATTACCGATTTATCAATTGTAAATGATTCTTTGTCGATGACTATTGAAGACGGTAACACCTCGAAAGTTGATCTCTCGCCCTACGATCCCGAAATTGTCCTATCGTCGCCCGACACAAATCAACTCGATATCGCCCGGGCGAATCATATACATACGGTTAATTATGAGGTGATAATATTGGGTGATGATTCGCTCTTTTACGTTCCCGTACAACCCGACGGGGCCGAAATTCAATCTATTGATCACCTAGCAATTACCGAGGATGATTCTCTCGAAATATCCCTAACCTTGAGCGAAGATACCTCGACGGTGTTTTTGTCGGGCATTGCAACGGAGCCCGAGAAGGAAATACAAATAATAACCGGCGACTCTATAGTCATTCAAGATTTCACGGTCCCACCTGGTAATAGTTCTTTTCTTATTTATGACGGCCCGAGCCTTTTATCGCCCGTCGATTCATTAACACATCATTCACAAGTCATGCGGCCCGATAGTCTCGGGCAGACATTCAAATTTAAATTTAGAACAAATGCAAAAATTACTCTTTTTCTTGTCGATAACCTTTTTATGTCTCAACTCGCTATTTGGGCAAATTCGAGATACGACCGACGTGCCGATTGTCGTGCCTGGCAAAAATATTCTAACGATTCTCGACGAGTTTATCGACACGAGTGCGGCCTATTGGATTTCACGCGACGTTTGGAGCGATTCAATAACCGTTGAGCGGTTACGAATATCTCAGGAAATCGGCGACACCGCTAACATCTTACGGGCAGAACTCGCGACCGCCGGCGACACCGCAAATATTTATAGAATAGACGGAACGTTCACCGGCAACCGAATTGCCACAATGGGCGGCAATTCTCTCAATTTTACCGGGTCCTCTCGATCGACAATAATAAACAGCCAAGGCAATATCGGAGTCGGCGGCGATCCTGGTTCTAATTATTTTTATGCCTACGATGCAACCGGGTCGCCCTCGATAAAGGCCGAGAGCGGGTTTGCCACCGGAAACGCAACAATGCAACTCGGGGTGCCTGGTTCTACCTGGTCGTTTCAAGTTCAGGGCGCGCAAAGTGGCAGATTTCTATTTAGTGATGGCTTGCAAAACCCGTTTATCATTGAGCAGGGAGCGTTGTCGAGCACTTTTCACATCGATGATCAATCAAATGTTGGATTTGGAACCGATAACCCACCAAGCAAAGTGAGCATTTATGACGGCTCTGATGCAAACCAATTATCGTTAGGGTTAAATGTTGGTAATCGATATACGATTGGAAGAGACGCACAAACGGGATACTTGACTTTTCAAGGTACCCAATCCGGCACATCGGGATACGACTTCAAAGACGATTTGGGAAATGTTAATGTAACAATTACTGAAGACGGCAACATAGAAACTATTGGTTCGCTTATTTTAGAAACCCAAAACGCAGGAATTAAAACAAATGAATCGGCAATTGTTTTTGAAGATAATATAGATAGGATTTTTAGGCTGACAAACGCTTCTACGGCCTTTGACCCCGATTTAAATACTTCATTTTTTCAAGGTGGGTTAGATAACGTGATATTTTCTTCAAATAACGGGGCTACTATGGACAATTTAGCATTCTTAACAGACGGATTAATTATTTCGAGCGGTGCAACATTTGGAAGTATTGACGCAAATCAAGGGTTGTTTGATGTTAGAACGGGAAATGATTCTACCTCATCGGTATTCTTAATAAATGACAGTGGCAAAATAGGAATAGGCGAAAGTGTTCCGACCGCACAATTAGACGTAAAAGGCTACGGTTCCACGCATACAAGTTACGACGGTACGGCCTATCGAATATTCCGATTTCGTGACGGGGTGAATAATAGAGATATGCATTTAGAACAATACGACGACGGAACAGGGCAGGAATTTCACGTATGGCGGGCCGGGGGCAACAATGATGGTAACTTACAATTTGCTACGAGAACAAGCGGAACGAATCATATTAGAATGACCATAAGAAATGACGGAGATGTAGGGATAGGAACAACAAGTCCAGATTTTATTTTTCATGTAAAAGATTCGGACGCTGCCGGAATGAAATTAGAAAGTACGGGGACTAATGATGATAGTTTTGTTCGGTTTGTAACAAAGACATTAGGAACGGCGGGCGGTTTTTGGCAACATACCGTAGACGAATCAGAATCGCAAGCCTTTCGGATGAGTTACCACAACGGCACAAGTGTCGAGCATAAATTCCAAATGCTCACCGGGGGCGATATATCTATCGGCGGCGATCAAACAAGCGGCACAACAACCGGATCAAATTTGATTGTAAAAGACGACGGAACATTGCAGGCCCCTAATTATGGGAGCGGTACAAATACGGGAACGGAAACCCACAATCTAACAGTCGACACCGACGGCAATATTATCGAAAGCCCACTAGCCACCGCCCGAGATAGCGTTGTTTATTTATGGGATGAAAAAAGTAATAATACGGCGGGCGGTACTTTTAATGATGGTGCATGGCGAATAAGAACACTAAACACATACGACGGCGATTCTAGTATCGTTTCGGTCTCTTCAAATCAATTTACATTAGATGCCGGTACTTATGATATCGACGCTAGCGCGCCGGCCTACAAAGTGGGTGAACACGTTACAAGGTTGCAAAACATTACAGATACAGAAACTACACTGACGGGGTTGCCTGCAATGTCCGGTAATGGCGACGCGACACAAACTAGAAGTGACTTAATTGGTCGGTTTACAATTGCAGGTACAAAAACATTCGAGTTTCAACATGCGTGTGAATTAGATGTAGTCACTAATGGTTTAGGCCGGCCCGCCGGGTTGGGTATTGTAGAAAAATACGCTTTTATAAAACTTACCAAAGTTGCAAACCCATGATGACAATAACAAGAACACTCTATAGGCAAATTTGCGCCCTAATCGCGTTTCTCGCTTTCACTGGTACATTACTATGCCAAATCGAAGATTCGGGGATTAACCCTAATAACAATCAATATAGAGACTATTCTAACATAATGATGACAGACTCTAACCGGGTTTACAATCATATCGCCTTAGATAGTACCGATTATATAATTTGGAAAGATGACTCGAGCGGGTTTTATAAAATCACCCCGACCCGGGTATATAATTATACATTTTATGCCTCTGAGGGATATGTTGCTTGGACACAAGGCCCCCAGGGTGACCCTGGCCCGAAAGGCGACACCGGTGACACCGGCGACACTGGTCCAACGGGATCGCAAGGGCCCCAGGGTGACACTGGCCCCCAGGGTAACACCGGCCCCCCAGGCCCGACCGGTACGGGAATAACAAATATTACATTTCCAGGAGATACGGCAATACAAATTTTAACGAGTGATTTCGGTGTCTATAATTCGCCCTCAATTATTGGTCCCGCCGGCCCGAAAGGCGACACCGGCGACACTGGTCCAACGGGTGCGCAAGGCCCCCAGGGTGACACCGGCCCAACCGGTGCAACCGGCCCGAAAGGTGACAAAGGTGATACCGGCGACACTGGTCCAACGGGTGCGCAAGGCCCCCAGGGTGACACCGGCCCCGCCGGTGATGATGGTGATATGTATGTAACAACCTCGACAACCTCGGTTAGTATACCAGGTACAACACCGGCAACACGGACTATTACAATAGGTACGGGCCTCGCTTATTCGGTGGGGCAATCTGTTTTGATTGCTTACGATAACGATAATAAAATGGAGGGCGGCGTAAATTCTTATAACTCGGGCAACGGTTCTCTCGAGGTGAATGTAACCTCGACAACGGGTACCGGCACCTATAATGATTGGGAAGTTAACCTTGCCGGTGCAACGGGATCGCAAGGCCCACAAGGCCCCCAGGGGCCGCAAGGTCCAACGGGATCGCAAGGCCCCCAGGGTAATACCGGCCCCCAGGGTAACACCGGCCCACAAGGCCCCGCCGGCGCGAATGGCACGAATGGAATTGATGGCAACACAATACACGACGGGAGCGGAGCACCTGGTTCGGGGCTCGGTCAAAATGGCGACGTATATATCGACTTTACAAACGATGACTATTATATAAAAATATCGGGGTCCTGGTCTTTAGGGGGCTCTATGCAAGGCCCCGCCGGTGCAACGGGCGCACAAGGCCCGCAAGGTGATCAAGGCCCCGCCGGCACCGATGGTCGTACGATATATTACCAGGGAACCGGCGGCGGCTCGCCGAGTTCGGGTATCGGCGAGAACGGCGATATATTTATCGTGAGTGATTCGGCCGGCAAAAACTTATACCATAAAAGCGGGGGTACCTGGTCGTATCAATTTGACATGATAGGGACACAAGGCCCGCAAGGCCCCGCCGGTGCGAATGGTGCAAATGGGCAGGACGGCGAAGACGGCGAAGACGGCAACAAAATTTATAATGGCACTACTCAGCCGCCGAGCCCCGGGCTAGGGATCACCGGCGATTATTATATAAATACCGTAACCGGCGATTACTATATAAAATTTTCGGGTAGTGGATGGCTCAACACCGGCAACATCGAAGGCCCACAAGGCCCCCAGGGTAACACCGGCCCCCCAGGCCCGACCGGTACGGGAATAACAAATATTACATTTCCAGGAGATACGGCAATACA